TAGGCCCGGGGGGGGGGGCCCCCCCACAGTGTGGTGCCCCCCCCCCCCCCCCCCCCCCCCATTTTCCGTTGCAATGTGTTGAGGGTGGATGACTTCGGAGAGAATCAACTTCGCTTTGTCAGGATCACCACAGCTTGGCGAAAGGTCGCATTGCAACACGTGGTCGTGGATCCACTCACCGAGGCCGTGGGCGAGCTCGGCCGCCTGGGTCCAGGAATGGAACTGATGAAGCTCCCGGGACTTATCGCGTTGGAATGAGACGCTGTAACGCACGTGTCAGCCTTGCGGTTTGTGCGACTCCTTGTGGTTATTCTCCTGATTCGAAACCACCTGGTCGCGCGGGATTATGGTGAATTCACGCGGCTGCTGACAGTCCTGACGGACTAAAGCGATGAGATAGGGCGACCGGTCGAGCACGGCCAGGGACGCCACCCGGGTCGTAATCATGGCCAGATCATCGGACGTGCAGGAGACAGAAAAGGTGATGGTGGAACCACGAGCGGCCTTCGCCACGGGCTGGTCGTGCGGCACAATCGTGAACGCACGAGGCCGAACGCAGTCCTGCCGCACCAACGCGATCAGGTAGGCGGAACGATCGAGCACCACCAAAGAGTCCAGCCGGCGAGCGATCATATCCAGATCGGCCTGGGTGCAGGAGACGGAGAACGTGACGGTGGAATTCCGGATGGGTTTGCGCCTGGCAACCACGGGCGCAGCCTTGCGCCGTCGGTTTTTGGTGGTGGTTAGCATACGCAGCAGGGGACACTGCACCATGACAGCGTGTGCTGTCAAGAGGTGACAGATGGGAAAGGCAGGCAACTTTTTGTTGACTGCTAGCACAGTGTAACAGTATTTGTTACCCGTGAACGCCGAACCGCCTCCAGCCCCACCTGGCCGCAAGCGCAACAACGACTCCTTTGGCGTCTCAGTGGCAGCCGACACTCTCCGGGAGATCGACCAGCGGGTGGCAGAACTCAGCAAGGCGTTCGGGTTCACATTGACGCGCAGCAGTTATTTCCAACTGCTGTCGCGGCATGACATGACGCACAAGCTCGTCGAGAAGATCTTCGCCGGCAGTCAATGATCAAGGTAGCCATCAAGCTGGCAGAGCCACGGATGTACACGGTCCGGGATGCCGCCGCCTTTTTCTCAATGTCCGTGTCCTGGATCCGCGAACGCATCAGCAAGGGTGAGCTCGAGGGTTACCTCTGCGGCAACCTGCTAGTCAGCGGACAGAGCATGAACCGTTACCTGGCCACGCGAGCCGTCGGCCGGCCCCAACCCCAGCCCGAGCATGAAAGTATTGGCGCCTGACACCACGCCGCTTTTTCCGGACCTCGAAGCGGAGTTCGACGCCTACGTGGTGGACGCCGTGAAGGCCAAGAGCTTCGTCCACAGCGGCGCCTTTATTTCGCGGAATGAGGAACTGTGCATCGCCATCTGCACAGACCTGCTGAGCGGCGTCAGCCGGCGAGTCATAGCACAGCGTTACGAGGTCTCAAGGAACTCGGTGAACGTGATTCGGGAGATCATGGACGCGCGTGGTGAGTTGGAGCCACTAAAGAAAGAGATCGCCCGTCGGCTCGACCGTTGCGTCATCTACTCCCTTGAGAACCTCGAGCACGCCTTGGAGAAGGATGGCATCGCACACGGTCAGCTACCGATTGCGACGGCCGTGCTTCTGGACAAAAAGGCGGCGCTCGAAGGCCAGCCCACGTCCAGGATCGAGCACATCACGACTCGCAGGATCACGCACGAGGAAGTGAACGCCTGGCTCGACACGCTGCCCAGTGCGAACCCGGTGCCTGCACTCGAAGATTCACGCCCGTCTGATTCGGCATCAGCGGACAGCACACCGGAAGCACCTGCGTCACAGGATGACACCAAGCCCGATCATGACTGAGCTACGGGACAAGCTACACTCCGACGACGCGGACCCGCCCGCCGAGCTCGACCAGGCCGCGCCCGCGAAGGGGGAGGGGGGGGGGTCGCGTGATGAGCCACCCGCCGGCATGCCGATGCATTCGGGCACGGAGAATTTTCCTCTAAAGAGTTTCTCCGTCTTCGAATCCGATCTCTCCGCGCGCTTGGGCGTCACGCGTCGTGATTTGGTGGCGATGCGATGGGAGCATCTCCAGGAGGGCGTGGACTTCCTAAAAACTGGCCGCCGCGTCGTCTATTGCAACGCCGGCATTGAAAAACTGGCCGCGGCGATCAGCAACGGTTCAAGCAAGGCCATGCTGCCGGCGGGCGGCCTAAGCGAGCCCACTCCGACCCGCGTCCTGTTCACCTTCAAGGTCCGCCGTAAACCGGCCAACACCCGCGTGCTGGAGTGCATCGACGAGACCGGAAAAACCGTGATCGTCCGTGTGAAGGACAGCGCCCACTTCCTGCCCGGCATGAAAGTGACCGCGGTGCCCTACGGCGATCTGCACAACGTCTATGAGTTCGCGGGAGCCTACCCACGGTTCCGCGGCAAGTACTGACCCTCCGCGCTGGGTCCGGCTCCGCCTGAGCCGCCTTTCTGTTCTCCTGGGGCGCGGCTGGCAATGGTCCACGATGCCGCTGCATGGCCGGCCGTCGTTGATCCTGCGAAGCCCTCGTGGCGTCGTCTGGCAGTTCAAATTGGGCGGCGGCGCGTGGTTGCGCCGAGTAAAAAAATGAATGTTCATCCACATATCTTTCAACACCCGAAGTTCATCGGGCTGAAACGCCGTGTTCCGCTCGCCCTCGAATGCCTGGCACGCTTGTGGGGCTTCTGCCAGAACGGCCAGCGCGGCGAGAACCTGGGCAAGGTCAACCCCGGTTACGTCGAATCCATCTGCTGCTGGACGGGTCCGGAAGATCAACTGTTCACCGCGTTGACCGAATGTGGATGGATTCGGGTTTCCAAGTGCGGAGATGTGATCGTTCACCACTGGAACAAGCATAATTCCAGACTTCTCACCGCATGGAAGGTGGGGCGTGCGGGAGGCCGCCCTAAGACCGCACCCGCCAACCCTTTACAACCGTCACCTGGAAAACCCGACGGTAACCCGAGGGTTAGCTCAGGGTTAGCCGACGGTAACCCGAGGCAAACCCGAGGCAAACCCGAAGCGAACCTACTTGATAGGAGTGGATATGATAGGAAGTCCCAAGAGCTCTCTCACGCGGAGACACCCTCGCTGGCTGAGGTTTTGACCTGGGGAGATCTCGATGCGATCCCGGCCGAGGTCTGCGAAAAATTCTACCTCCACTACGAAGGGCTCGACTGGACCTGGCAGGGCCAGCGCATCCGTCATCCCCGGCTCTGGTTGAAGAAATTCTGGATCAACGAGCGAAGGGCGGTCGGACAAAAACCGCGAAAAGAGAGCGCGGGCTCGCTCGTGTACCAGAAAAAAACCCGAATGGAGGCCTTGGAAAAACTGCTGGAGGAACATCCAGCTCATCCGAACGCCAACTACGCCAATCCCGCCACCGTCGAACAACGCCAGGAATACACCCGGTTCATGGATGAGCTGAAAGGATTGCGCCGCGAACTGGCAGAAGGAGTCAAAGCATGACACCCAACCACTCCCACAACCGATTGCGCCGGACCGCGAGAACCAAACCCCCGGAAATGGCGGCGGCACTGGACCGCCTGCCCCCGCACTCGATGGAGGCAGAGCAGGGCGTCCTGGGTTCCTGCCTCCTGGACGGCGAGTGTGTGACCGAGTGCGTCGAAAAATTGCGAAACAGCGACGTGTTTTACGATCCACGCCACCGATTGATGTACGAGCAGCTCCTGGAGATGTATGAACGCCGCGAATCGATCGATCCCCTGACGGTGCAGCAACACCTGAAGGATGCCGGCCACTTTGAGGCCGTCGGCGGCATGGGCTATCTCACCACACTACCGGAGACCGTGCCATCCGCGGCGAACCTGCCGCAGTATCTGGAGATTGTTCGCGAAAAATACCTTCTCCGCCGGATGCTCGCGACCTGCAGCCGCGCGGTCACGCAGATCTTCGAACACCAAGGCGAGGTGGACAAACTCCTGGAGGACGTGGAGCGGGATCTGTTGAGCGTGAACGAAGCCCGCGTGCAGGCCAACGAAGTGCGGCTCTCCATGGTGCTGCAGAAGGTGATCGAGCGGATCGAAAATTACCGCCGCGGCGGACCGCAAATGCAGGGCCTGCCCACGGGATTCGATTACCTCGACAAGATGCTCCTCGGGATGGGGCCCGGCGACATGATCGTGATCGCCGCGCGGCCGGGTCTGGGGAAGACCAGCATCGGAATCCAGATCATCGGCCACCTGGCGGTGGAAAAGAAAGTGCCATGCGCGATCTTCACCCTGGAGATGACCGCCGAGCAGCTCGCCGCGCGGCTGCTGTTCCAACACGCCAAAGCCGATTTTCAGCGGTACCGCAGCGGCTATCTGGAGAACGAGGACATGCCCAAGTTGATCGACGCCAACACGGCCCTGGTGCGCGCGCCGATCCTGTTGGACGAGACGGCGGGAATCAACGTGCTGCAATTGCGCGCCCGCGCGCGCCGGTTCCACCACCAGCACAAGATCGGCTGTCTGCTCGTGGATTACATCCAATTGATGCGGCCCTCGCGTTTCTACCAGAACCGCGAACAGGAAGTCGCGGAGATCTCCGGCGGCCTGAAATCGCTGGCCAAGGAACTGCAAATCCCGGTGATCGTGCTGGCCCAGCTCAACCGCGACATCGAGAAGAGCCACAACCGCCGGCCGCAACTGGCGGACCTGCGCGAGAGCGGGGCCATCGAACAGGATGCCGACGTGGTGGCGATGCTCTACCAGCCCAAGCTGGACGACGCGGAGCAAAAGAAGCTGGCGGCTGAGCGCACCGACTGGAGCGACCACTGCCGGCCGATCAACCTGCTCATCGCCAAACAGCGGAACGGCCCGACCGGCGATTGCCGGCTGCTCTACCAGAAGAAATCCATGCGCTTTGAAAGTCTGTACGACACGACCACCAACCCCAGTGCAGACGCCTGCACCGATAACCCCGAAAGAGAAGACATCCCATGAGCGGCAAGCAGCAACAGTTCGAACTGTCGGGCGCGAGCGTGAAGTCCCGGTTGGACGATCTCTCGCCGATGCCGTTTGGGAAACACGAGGGGACGCCGATGCAGGACGTGCCGTCGTCGTATCTGCACTACCTCTGGCAGAAGGGACTGAAAAGCGATTCCACCTCCAACGTGAATGACTACATCCGCCGGAACCTGAGCGCGCTGCAACAGGAGAATCCGGACCTGATCTGGGAGTGAGAACGAAGGCTGAAGGCTAAAATCTGAATTCTAAAATGAAAATCACCGTGATTTATCACCGAGCCGATTTCGACGGCATCTTTTGCCGCGAGATCGCACGCAAGTTCCTGCCGGACGCCGAGCTGATCGGCTGGGATTACACGGACCCTGAACCCGCCAAACACTTCGATGAAACACAGGGACTCTACATCCTCGATCTAAGCGTCCCAAGTTTGATGGATCATCCCAATCTGATCTGGATCGACCATCACAAGAGCGCGATCGAGAAATATTCCCCGCGGATTCCAGGCTACCGCATCGACGGTGTGGCGGCGTGCCGGCTCGCGTGGCAGTGGTTCAGTGGATTCGTCAACAAGTTTGGCAACGATACACCGCAGAAGGCGGACTATGTCGAACGCCGCGTCATGGAACCCCTGGCCGTCCGCCTTGCCGGTGAGTACGACATCTGGGACAAACGCGACCCCCGCGCCGAACTCTTTCAACACGGCCTCCGAAGCCGCGAACTTACCGACTTCGACTGGCGACAAATGCTATCCACGGAGCGTCCCTCCATCGAAGAAGTCGAGAAGCTGACTGCGGTTGGATGGCAAAGCGACCTAGAGCCTGATGGGACCATGGCCCCCGCCACAGTTAGTGGACTTCTCGAAAACGGGAAGGCGCTGCAATACTCGCAGACCCGGCAGAATGAATCCGTCATCAAGGAAATCGGATTCACGCTCCAGTGGGAAGGCCTGACGTTTCTCGCCTGCAACGCCGCCCGCTACAACAGCCACCTCTTCACCACGGGACTCAAGCCGGAACACGAGGCGTGCTTCGGATTCAAATGGACTGGAAAGAACTGGAGCGTCTCCCTGTACCACGCGCCCGGCCGAGAGCATCACGATTTATCCGCGATCGCGATCAAGCACGGAGGCGGCGGCCACCGAGGGGCCTGCGGCTTCACCACCGACAAGTTGCCGTTCCTCTGATCCCATGCTCGAAACCCTCGCAGGCTTTAAGCCGACGCCGCATCCGGTGCTGAAATTGCCGGGCACGGCCGAAGAGGCCCGCGACCTCATCACGCGCATGGGCGGGGTGGACGCCTTCCTCGAATGGCTGCGCCAGCGCGAGGAATTGATCCGCCTGGAAAAGGCCGATCCGTATCACTGGGGCGTGTATCTCTCGCACTGGAAAGATGCCGACGATCTGCTGACCCAGGCGAAACGGTTGCTCGTGCTCGGCGGCAACCGCAGCGCGAAATCCAAATACGCGGCGCGCCGGGCGGTGAAGGTGATGGAAGCCAAACCGGAGGCGCGCGTCATGTGCCTGCAAACCACCGGCCCCAACTCGGTCGCGCTGCAGCAGCCTTACGTGCACGATTATCTGCCGCCCGAATGGCTGGCCACCGCCAAAGGTCCGGTGGCAAATCTCAAATACTCGCGCAAGGGCGGGTTCACGGAAAATACCTTCGTGGCCCCCAACGGATCGCAGTGCTGGTTTTACAATTATTCCCAGGACATCGACGTGCTCGAGGGTTGGGAGCTGGACCTGGTGTGGTGTGATGAGCTCGTGCCGTGGAGCTGGATCGAGACGCTGGGGTTCCGGCTCGTCACCCGCGGCGGCGAGATGATCGTCACCTTCACCCCAATCCAGGGGTACACCATGACGATCAAACAGATTTGCGACGCCGGCCGCGTGACGCGCTGGCGCGGCGCCGACCTCCTGCCCGACACGGTGAACGTGACCCAGGGTCCGAAGGGGCACATGCCTTACGTGATGGAACCGGTGGACCCGAACTGGCGCGTGATCTTCTTTCACTCGGACATGAATCCCTACGGCAACTATCCGGAACTCGTGAAGGAGTGCGCCGGCAAGGACCGCGCATTCGTCATGGTGCGGGCCTACGGTTACACCGAGAAAAGTTTTGGGGACGTGTGCCCGCTCTTTGGCGCGCACAACATCATCGATGACCAGGCTGTCCCAGCTCAAGGAACCAACTACAACATCGTGGATCCCGCCGGGAGACGGAATTGGTTCACGATCTGGCTGCGGATCGATCCATTCGGCCGCCATTTCGTGTATCGCGAATGGCCGGACGTGGCGCGTTTCGGAGAATGGGCCATCCCAAGCGAGGAAAACACGCGCTACGACGGCACGCCGGGGCCGGCGCAGCGCTCCGTGGGATACGGCATAGCCGGCTATAAGAAGATGCTACTGCGAGAGGAGGGCAGGGGAGAAAGGGAGCAGTGGGGAAAGGGGGAAAAGGAGCTGCTGGGAACGACAAGCCCCCTTTCTCCTCTGCCCCCTTTCCCCTTTGTTCAACAGCCAGCGAGAGAACCAGGCGAACACATCCTGCAGCGCATTCTCGATCCGCGCGCAGCGACGGCGCAGACGCAAGCCGACGACGATGGCGGCACCTGCCTGCTAGACCGGATGAATGAAGAACAATTCGACCGGCAAGGCAACGTGATCGCGCCGGCGATGCCGTTCGTGCCCGGCAGCGGGATCGAGATCGAAGAGAAAGTTTCCGCGATCAACGATCTGCTCGCCTACGACCCGGAGAAACCCATCGAACCGCTCATGAACGAGCCGCGCCTCTACGTGGCCCGCCGTTGTCGCAACACGATCTGGGCCCTCCAGAACTGGACCGGCCGCGATGGACAGAAGGGCGCCTGCAAAGACCCCATCGATTGCCTGGGGATGATGGCCGCCGGCGATTTGAAATACGTGGATGATGAGTCGCTGGCGTGCACGGGAGGAGGAGGGTACTAACCAAGGCTGAAGGCTAAAGGATGAATTCTAAAACCACGCCAAAGAAAATAAAAATCAAGATAACCGGCTTCCGACGGAAAACCTACATCCTGGCACATGCCATCGCGAAGCCGCCCTTGGAGGAAGTGCGCAAGCAGATCCGCATCGAGATGGAGACATGCGCCTTCAGTCACACCGAAGCCGACGGCGTTATCCGCGATGAGGAAGCCATCTTCGAAATCGCCTGCCTACAGAAGGCACTCCAACTTCTACCACGACGAGCATGACCATTGAGACGCTAGCTCTGTCGATCCGGCAGCCTTGGGCCTGGCTGATTGTGCAGGGGCACAAGCCGATCGAGAACCGGGACTGGCAAAGCAGTTTCCGCGGGCCGGTGCTGATCCACGCCGGCATCCGTATGAGTCCGGCCGAGTACGAGGCCTGCGATATCTTCATTCGCGGTTTCACCGAGATCACACTGCCACCTTTCGATTCGCTGGAACGCGGCGGAATCGTCGGCGAAGCGGAGATGACCAACTGCATCACGCACTCCGACAATCCCTGGTTCACCGGACCGAATGGGTTCGTGTTTCGAAACCCGAAGCCACTGCAGTTCCATCGATGCGGTGGAAAACTGGGCTTCTTCAAAGCCGACTTCGAAGCACATCCGGAATTCAATTTAGATATATGATGCACAACAGCGTGTTGCAGGAATGGGTGATGGCGTTGCCCAAGCGGGAACAGGGAACGCTTTTGACGTGTGTCCGCGGGTGCGACTTGACGCCGAAGTTGCCGCTCGATTCGCTGGAACGCCGGCTGGTGTCGGCGCTGCGCGCGGCATTCATGAATCCCGCCGACCCGCGAGAGGTGGATTACGAGCCGGGCAGTTTCTTCACTTCCAAACCGCCCGACCCGGCAACCTGGAAGGCCTCCGAACTTGGGCACTATCCGCTGCACTGGTTTTCGCACGTGATGCACTCGGCAGAAATTCTTGGCTATCGGCATCCGGACCGAGAAACCAGTTCGGTCTGGTATGCGATCTACAAGAAACTGGCGCACAGCCTCCATCTGAAAATCGAAACCAAGCAAGACATGATCGAGCGACTCAGCGAGGACCGGATTGAGAAGGGAATTGTTGTCTCATGACCGTGCAGGAATTTGAACGATTGCCTTTTCTCTTGCGGCGCGCACAGGTGCTGAAGCTCACCGGCATCGGCCCCGACGCGCTGGACGTGCTGCGCAAGGAGGGGACGCTGAAAACCATGAGGATGCACCGGGAGGTGCGTTACTTCCGCGAGAGCGTGCGCAATTTCATCGGACTCCAGATCAAATGAGAAGATGAAAACCGAAACCGAAAGCGGGTTCGCGAGAAAGTGGGAAAGTGAGCCAGGCGAAAGCGTCCTGCTCAGCTTGACGCCCGTGGAGGTCCTCGATCTCCGGATGCTCCGGGTGCAGTTGCTCCGCGTGCAAGCCGAGCCCTGGAGCCGATGCGATTGGGCGCGCGATGCCACGGCTTATCGTGCGGTGGTGGAGAAAATCCTCAGTGCGGTCTAAAAGGAAAATTATGGAATACGACAATGACAAGCCCACGCCGGTCGCAGAACTGAACAAGGAATTCACCAGCGCACTTATCCGGCCCAATACCTGGGGAGAACGGCAGGACCTCAACTGGAAAGGACGGTACAACGTCTGGCACGGCCAGGATCCCAGCGGACGCAAACTCAAGGGACGGTTGGGCAAGGAACCGTTCCCCTGGGACGATTCCAGCGACGCTCGCGTGCCCTTGATTGACACCTACATCAACGAGGACGTGGACACCCTCCTGGTCGCGCTCGACGTCGCCCGCCTGCAGGCCGTGCCAACCGAAAGCAACGACGCGGAGAAAAGCAACCAGGTGAGCAACTTCATTCGCTGGATTTTCGGGCAGATGCCCGAGCTGGACGATGAATCCGAACTGCTCGCCAATTACATTTGCGAACGCGGCATGGGTGTGCTGGGCGTTTTCTGGAAACGCGAGACCCAACTGGCCCGCAAACCGGTGAAGCTCGACGAGCTGAAGCCGGAAGTGATCGAAGTCATCAAGGATCCGGACCGCGAAGACGATGCCGTGGCTCTCGCGCAAGAGGCAGTGCCCGATTTGAAGCTAAAGGACGCGCGCCGCGTGGTGAAGGAGCTCCGCGAGACCGGTGCCAGTGAATACATCGAGCAATACCTCGCCGAAAACCGGCCGGTGTTCATGGCGCTCTGCCCGGGCGAGGATTTCTTCGCGCCGGCCGACGTGACGGATTTGCAAAAGGCGCGCGTGCTGTTTTACCGCGAGTTCTTGACCAAGTCGCAGCTCGAAGACGGCGAAACCGCGTACGAATGGAGCGTCGAATGGACGAAGGAAGTGGCCGAAAAGTGCAAAGGGAAGGCCAGCAACTTCAATTACAACACGGCGCACACGGTTTCGAGTGCGGACCGGCAAACTTTCAGCGGTCTGGACGTGAAGGAACTCTACGAAGTGATCCACACCTTCGAAAAGCGGTGCGGTCCGGACGGTGTGCCAGGGATTTACTACACCGTGTACAGCCCACACCTGCTGGCCGACTCCAAAGGGAAGGATTTCAGCGGCCTGCGCGATCTCCTCAACTACGCGCACGGGAAATATCCCTTCGTGGCCTTCCCACGGGAGCGGATCAACCGGCGCCTGGACAGTTCCCGCGGTTATGGCGAAGTGGCCTTCACGCTCCAGCAACAAGTGAAGGTGGAATGGGACTCGCGCGTGGACCGCGCCAGCATCGCCACGATTCCGCCGCTCATGCATCCGGTCGGCCGCGCGCCGACACGGTGGGGCCCGGCCGTGCGCGTGCCCTACATCCGTCCCAACGAATACGGCTTTGCCGAGATCCCAAAATACGATCCCGGCAGCCGCGAAGTGGAAGTGAGCGTGCGGGCGATGGCCGACCAGTACTTCGGCCGGCTCGTGGAAGGGCGCGACCCCAACTACCCGCTCTCGCGAAAGCAACGGATGGTCAGCCGCTGGCTGAAACGCTGGCGCGAGGCGATTTCCCAGATGTTCGCGCTCTGCCAGCAGTTCATGCCCGATGAATTCTGGTTCCGCGTGGTGGGAAGCGCCAAGGCGCAGCCGTTACACGCCTCGCGCACGGACATTCAGGGCAAATTCGACATCAACCTGAACTGGAACGTGCTGAATCAGGATCCGGAGATGTTGCAGGCCAAACTCGACCTGCTTTTGAAGCTGCTGGGTGCCGACGTCAACGGCGTGGTGGATCGCACGGAGTTGATGACGGTGATTTTCGAGTATCTCGATCCGAACCTGGGCGAACGGCTCCTGCAGCCGATGGAAAGCGCGTCACAACGCGAGGTGGACGATGAAAAGACCGTGTTTGCTCGGATGATGACCGGTCTGGACGAAGACGTGAAGCCCGACGGCCAGGCGTATCAGCTCCGCATGAAGGTTCTCGATCAAATCCTGCAAACCAACCCGATGGCGGCCCAGGCGTACCAATCCAACGAGCGGATCAAGGAGGTGATCGACAAACGGCGCAAGCAACTCAACTTCCAGATCCAGCAGAGGACGGTGAATCCGATGATTGGCCGTTTAGGCGCATAAAAGAGACCATGAAAACAGCAGCGGATTGGCTCAACCGAGTGGGCGAGACCGTGATGCTTTCGGCGTTCGCCGGCAGCAACCCACCTGGAAACGAAACCGAAAATCTGATCAAACAAATCCAAGCCGACGCGCTGCGCCACGCCGCACAACTCGTGCATGATATGTCCAGAGGCACCCAAAGTGAAGACCGAGCCGTGGCGATCGATGAGGCGCGTGATCTGATCGCCGATGAGGCCAGCAAACTTTCGCTCTCCCAAGGTGTGAGCGCCAAGAAAGTCACGCCATGACGGCCACGATGGGCAGTTCTCGGGTGGCCATCGGCCGAATGGCGGAAATCGTCGCCCTGGCCGCGATGGGGAGTTTTCAAAGTGCCGACGTACTGGCGAAGCAACTGGGCGTCTGCCACAAAACGATCATCCGGGACCTGCGCTTCCTGAGAGACCGCGGCCACCAATTGACATACGATCCGAAACTTCGTCGATGGACCTACAACTACACGGCGAAACCGGACGCCGTGCTTCATCCCAACGGTTTCGCGCCAGTGGCCCTCCAGTGCGGTCATCAACCCTACGGTGCTGACCCGTGCCGGCAGCGTGTGAACCTGATGATGCAACCCCGTCCGGAAAAGATCCTGTGGAAGTGCCCGGACTGCGATCACGGAAATGTTTGGGTGAAAGGAGAACAACAATGACGAAATGGAACCAACTACGACACCAGGCCGATGAAAAGTCAGGCGAAGAAATCGAACGCGACATGTGGTCACTGAGCGAGGACCCGCGCTTTCCTTCCCTGCTTGCCTTGCTCGCCGATGTGCGCTCCACTCGGCTGACCCAGGGCAGCGGCGTGGCCAGCGCCAACGATCACGGCGTGCTGGCCCATTGCCTGGGCAGCGTGGACGCAATCGATGAACTGGAAGCGCGACTGAAAATCATGGTGGAGCCGCCGCCGAAGGAAGAGAAGACGTAGATATCCATGCAATTCTTGGAATTCGACAGCAAGTTGAACAGCTTTTACACGCACCCGACCAAGTCCGGCAGGAAGGTGATCGTCCGCACTCCCGGCGACTATGAAATCAAAACCCAACCACTGTCGGTGAAAGGCTAGACCCTATGTGGCGAAGCTTCTTAATGACAATGCTCAGCGCTGGACTTGGACACTGCGCCAACAACCTGGGACTTCCCGACAATTCATTCGGCATCATCCGCGCTACGAATGCAGTCATCCTAGGGACTGGCTTCGCAATCAGCAGCTCCAACATCATTACCTGTGCGCACGTTGTCTCCGCGCAGACACAGTCACTGCGTTTCTATTATCAGGGCAATACCAGGCGTGAACCGCTGATTCTTGAAAAGACACTTCCAGAACGTGACCTCGCCATCTTGCGCATTGACTCCACAAACGTCCTTACGCCGCTCCCGTATGGCGATTTTCGACGAATCCGACCTGGCGATGCAATAGGCTACATCGGTTGGAATACCCAAAGCAATTCTCTGCATGGCTCCGGAACAGTAGTTTCAGCAACAGGAGTCGTGCTAAACGATGGCGTAAGTGTCGATTTCCTCGAGTTCCGGGGTGTTGGTCGTCCCGGCTACTCGGGGGGACCGATTCTGAATGATAAACACGAGGTCATTGCGTTGATGAGACAAGCGTGGAACCTGAGAGGAGTGAATAGCACGAATGAAGTGCTGGTGAATCGCGGCTTCTCGATCGAACCCGCCATGCTCCTGAAGGAGATCCATTACCCAAACAATTCGGCTACCAACGGCCCCGGCACAAACACAATCTCGATTCGATTCGAACCGGATAAGTGAATTATGGTCAAACTACCCCAGGAACCGAGCGACCCGAAGCTGAAAGAGGCGATGGCTGAAATCGTGGCGGTGCTGAAGAAGCACGACATCGCCGGCATCGCGCTGCTGCAATCCAAGACGCACGGGGAATGGCTCAACGGAATCGACCCAACCTGGAGCTGCGCGAAAATGGACGGGCAAAGCCTTCGAATCAAAGCGCCGGCCAAGGATTATCCCTCAACCGAGGACCGCAACGAAGCAATTCGGCTGACGGCGGGAATGATCTACGCTTTTCGAGACGGCGCGCACCGGATCGCGGACAACATGGAAAGCGTGCTGGCGATGCTGAGCAAATACACGACGATCGAGCACGTGAGCCGATTCGACCGATGAGTTGCACGAGCCACTGGCGGTATATTGGCGCAGCCTTTGCTGAAATCCGGATGCAGCATGAACAAACCGACAAAACGAAAATTTGACTCACCCCTAGACAAGGGAATTGAAAAGGCTGTCCACGTTTTAGTCGAAGCTGGAATCGAGACTTTTGAATCGTGCCAAGGAGGTCGCGGTCATGCCTACCATGAACCAACTGTGCGCTTTCACGGTGGCAAGGCAGAAGGGTTTCGCGCTTTGTCCGCTGCAATGCAAGCGGGATTGAAAGTCGCAGGATTGCGGCGAGTGTGGCCCGTTTTGGATGACGAGCCAACAGGCCCTTGGTGGGAATTGACCTTCGTTCCCACCAAGGGTTGACCAAGGCTTACTTGCCTTGGCTGTTCAACTCGACGCAGCGTTGGCAAAGCGGTTTCCCGCCCGTGCCTTGGCGCAAGTTCTCGCTCTCGATATTATTGCGCTCCGTGCATTTATCGTTGTCGTGATGCACGGTCTGCTTCACCGAGTGACAAGGAGCTACTTTCATAGCGATGCCTTTCGTTGAAGGTTTTGAGAACTGACTTGACGCGGTTGGACTTGTTAGAGGATTGTGCCCATGCGTTGAAAACGCCAATCCTGACCGAACCCACGTTCCACACCTGAGTTCTCGTCAGATGCGGCTAAAATCGTAGTGGCCGTCTGCGTTGATCCGCAGCCGGCCTTTTCTATTCCTCACGAGACTTCCTCGCACTTGACCGTCACGCAACAGTAAATTGCGAAAAATTACGGTAAACAATTCGCTCGATACTGCCGGAGATTTGGTCCACTCTTCCACCATGCCCACGCGGACCTTCCTCTTCCAACCACGCTTTGCGCCCAAGGTGAAGGCGGGCGAGAAACTGCAAACTGTTCGCCCCTTTCGCAAGCGCCGACCAGAACCAGGAGACCCGTTATCGCTCCGCGAGTGGACCAGCAAACCCTACCGAAGCAAGCAGCGTGAGTTGCGGCAAGCGGTCATCAAACGCGTCGCGGCCATCCATCTGGACCTTTTCGGGATCTTGTCCATTGACGGCGAATGGCTGACTGCCTCCCGTCAGGACGTGTTCGCTCACGACGATGGTTTTTCAAATGCCGACGAGATGCGCGAATGGTTCGGGAAGACACACGGCCTGCCTTTCAACGGCATGGTGATTTACTGGCGCTGAATCAGTTGAATGATGGGAGACGCTGAAGCAAGTCACTCAGCGTCCCGGAAGCCAAGTACAAATATTTTCTCCTTTTTATCAAGCACTTCGAGATAAATACGCGGCAAAGATGGATCCCAAGGGGCAAAGTCAAAAGGCCCACTCGGCGCACCTTCCTTGAACCGACATTCAATTCTCAAAGTGTTGTTTGAACCAGCATTTCCATGGGCTGATTGGAACCCAAAACCCGGAAGATAAAGCCGGGCAAAATTTCCCTTTATTATTTCCAGCGTGGCATGATCCCAGTCCGCGGTTATTGAAAAATTCCGCGTGCGTGGTTCATAAACAATTTTGCCATCCGCAACACCAAGCAAACCGAATCCATTCGTATATCTTGAGGTCAGCTCCCGATTTGCCGTGATAGCCCTCTGAACCAGTATTTCTTTGAGATCCTCTTTTGTGGGGCCAATATTCACCGTCTGATTGATAGTGCCCGTTCCAGATAACACCGCCGAGACGTTCTGAACTGGAGAGTTATTCCCTTGCGTGGCTGCGTTTTGGCCAGTGTTTCGCTGATTGCCAGACTTCCAACCGAATGCAAAGCAGAGCACGGCGACGAACCCAAGGACCCAAGGCAGCCACTTCTTATTGGTCTTCTTACGGGCAACGTACGCCAGGATGAACGACAAAATGCCCGCGATCTGCGCAGGAAGGCTGAGGTCCATTACAGAAACCATTGTCTGAGGCGGGACGTTTGTCAAAGTGACCTTTTCTGACTGGTTTCGACTGGTTTCGCGGAAATAGCTTTTGCAGGGAGAACCTTCACCACCGATAAGCGAGATGCTTTCTGCTTTTGCACGCGGCACCCGAAAAGTTCGGGGCGAATAAAAGCTGGCTCCCTCTGGCGGGGATAATCGCCTGGCATCCATCGAGTGGCTTTCTGTTCTGGGCCCGGAATCAAAACTGACAAACCCCTCTTGCGGGGAAAAGCGCATGCCAAACCAAAACGGCAACACCACCGAGCCGCAGCAGATCACGGTGGCACAGTTAGCGGCGCAACTGTCCAAGAAAACGCCGTCGGGTGCGAAGCCGAATGGCTCCACACCGGCCTCGGGAGCAACAGCCACGGAAGAAGCGCCGGTGGTTGCCACGACCGAGTTGCAGCCTGAATTGTTGAATGCTTCAGAGGTTGGGCCGGAAGGCACAACCCAGACGGAGACGGGAGAGACGGGAGAAACCACCCCGCTGCGAGAGCAGCAAACCCAGGCCGAAGTCACGGCCGAAGCGGGACCAGGAGAGGGAGACGAACCGGCCGCACCCGAGTGGTACGAAAAGCGAGTCGCCAAGTTCACCGCCCAGCAAAAGAAGCTGGAGGAACGACTGGCGGCCGCCGAGAAACGAGCCGAGGAAGCGGCTGCCAAGCTGGACGAGAACCGGCAACAGCAGACCGGCAAAACCAAGGCGTGGAACCATCGGGAGCAACAGTTGCAACAGCAGTTGACGCATAAACGCGATGTGTTGCGCTGGGCTGAGGAAAATCCGGACGGGGCGACGCTGAACGATGACAAGGGCGAGGTGCAGTACACCCCCGAACAGGTGCGCGCGATCAAGCTGAGTGCCCTGGAAGACATCGGGGATCTACGCGGACAGTTGCGGCAACACCAGGCCGGCGTGGCCGAAGCGCGGGAACATTGGGACGCGGAAGCCGTGAAGGCGTATCCGGAGCTCAAAGATCCCAAGAGCGAAATCTCACAGAACATCGACCTGATGTTGGAGAAGCTGCCCTGGTTGAAGGAAGTGCCCGACGCGCGAATCAGCCTGGCCGATATGGTGGCCGGACGAAACGCGCGGCTCAAAAAGGCGAAGACCACCTCCACGAACGCAGCGACCACCGCCACTCCCACCCGGGTGCCCACCACGACCCGAACCGCACCGGCTCGAAGCGCCGAGGCGGAACCGTCTCAACAAGAGAAGGAAGCCAGTGAAACATTCCAACAATCAGGCCGGACTTCTGACCTAGCAAGGCGCTTCGCTTTACAGCGAAAGGTTTGACAGATGCCAAGCGCAAATACTTATGCCAGCCCGTCCACGGCGGGTGGCAATCGAGAGGATTTGAGGGACGTCCTCACCATCCTCGAACCGGAAGGTACTCCGGTCACCTCCATGATGAAGAAAGGACCGGCCCCGAAAGCCACCCTCGTCGAAGTGCTGGCGGACACGCTCCGCCCGGCGCGAACCACCGGCACGCCCGAAGGATTGGACGTGAACAGTTTCTCGAACAAGGCGAGCAAGCGCCAGCGGTTCGGGAATTACATCCAGATCGCCGAAGATTCGTTTGCGGTCACGGACGTGGAGATGAACGTGGCCGTCGCCGGCACGAGTGATCTCTACGGCGAAGCCAAAGCCAAGTGTCTGCGTGAAATGAAACGCGACATGGAAGCCGTGGTCTGCGGCGACCAGGAAATGGTGCAGGGCAACGGCAGCACCGGCTGGGTCACCCGCGGCCTGATGAAATGGGTGCAGGCGACCGCGCAAGCCACGCAACCGGTCCCGGCGGATTTCCTGACGCCGGCCGGCAACATCAGCACCGCGGGCGCCGGCATCACCGAGGCGCAGTTCAACGGCATTCTGCAAAGTCTCTTCCTGGTGTATGGCCAGAAGAAAACCTACGAAGTGCCGGGCGGCGTCGAGTTCATCGAGACGGTCGATAACTTCACACGCGTGCAGCCGTCCGCGACGAACAACCGTTATCAGGTGCAGGATTACGCGGACAAGCGGCAGATCACCCTCTCGGTGCGGGTCTTCGACAGCAGCTTCGGCATCGCGAACCTGATCCCGGATCAATTCGTGAAGATCGATGCCAACGGCATCGGCGATCCCAACGCGGCGCTCTTCCTGAACATGGAACTCCTGGAACTGCAGTTCATGGAAGCCCTCCATTCGGTGGACCTGCCCGATTACGGCGGCGGCCCACGCGGCTATTGCAAGACGATCTATTCGCTCTGCTGCAAGAACCCAAAGGGACTGGGGAAGAATACCTAGGCCAAGGCTGAAGGCTGAATTCTAAAGACTAAAATGAAAGCATATCGACTCAAAAACGAAGAGCGGGCGGGGATCGGGTTCACCGACCTGTTTGTTGTCACCCGGGCGGATCTCACGACCGCCGTGAACAACACCCCGCAATCCATCGTGCTCACAGCCCTGGCCGTGGGTGACCTGGTGATGAACAACACCCTATTGGAGGTGAAAGTCAACGCGACCGTGCTGGCGACCGCCACCGGTTCCGTGGGCGTGACGAGCGCCGTGGCGCAACTCGTGGCCGCCAGCAACCTGCTGGCCGCGGGCGACGAGTTTTACAGCGTGGCCGCCGGAGTGGCGCCCTATGCGACCATCGCCGCGGTCAACCTGCTGTTCACCGCAGTGCCTGGAGCTGCCGAAGCACTCTCAGCGATGGGAGCAGGGGAGTTCTGGATCTGGGCGACCATCAACCGCAAAGCGGAACGGAACGTTCAGGTCTAAGGACTCAACACTCGAATTAAACCATAGCGCTCCGGTCGCAGCCCCGGATGCACGGTGTGATAGCCGGGAAACTTCGGGAACGGAGCGCACGATTGAAAATGCTGAGGCGCTGGATCATGAGACTCACGAGCTGGGTCCAGCGCCTCTTCCATCCGGCAAGAAAACAGATGAGACATTACCATCTCAATCATCACGAACGCCTGGCCACCGGGTTCACCGATGTGTTCGCGATCTACAAGGCGGACATCACGCAGACCCTCGCGGACGAACCGAGCCAGGTGGATCTCACCCCGATCAAGACCGGTGACCTCGTGATGAACGACGCGTTCCTGGAAGTCATCACGCCCGTAACCGGATTGACGTCGGCACTCGGCGCCCTGGCGGTCCGGGCCGTGGCGGGACCGCTTCTCGGCAATTCCAATCTGCTCGCCGCCGGCAGCCGCTATTACGCGTCAGAGGCCACCACGGCGCCCAAGGCCGCGATCAGCAACGGCATCCTGGGATTTGATCTCACCGCCGGCGCGGGAGAAGTACCGGCCAGCCTCACCGCCGGCGAATTCCGGATCTGGATCAGCATTTGCCGGAAGACCGAACGCAACTTCCAAGCGTGAACTCATGCCCGACCTTTTCCTGCCGAAGTTCAAAACCATCCCGCCCGGTTTCGAGCGGGAACTGCGGACCGGCGGACTCCTGGCCCAGCGATTGGAACGCGAGCGCGCCGACACGCATCAGAGGATGGCGCGGGCCGCGTTGCCACACCGGAATTACGAGCGGAAACCCGGCAGCGAGATGGATCTCCAGGCGGTGGTGGATGCGCGCACGTGGATGCGCTGGTACCTGACGGACGCCACGTTTTGGCATGACAAGAACAACATCAAACGGTTCATCCGTGACAATCCCATAGCCGCTCCGTGGAAAACTTGAATGCGAACCGTTGATTACAGCGACGTGCTCCAGAAGGCGACCGAAGCGACCGGCCGCATCTACACCGATCTCTCCGCCCAGGAGGCGGGGCTGTTCAAAGGGTTCATCAATACGCGGCTGCGCTCAGCCTGGGAAATGAAGGACTGGCCGGACCTGTTGGACACAGAGGAACGCAAGTTTCGCACGGAGTGGGACGGAACTGTTACTTACGGCGCGCCGACGGCGACGAGCACCGCTGAAGTCTCCTTCGCTGCGTCCCAGAAGTATTACCAGAGTTTGCGGGCGGCCAATCTCAACAATGCGCCGGCCACACTCGCCGCCGGCGTCTGGACGGAGAACGCCGCGTGGTGGGCGGAAAGCAAAACCTGCTACAGCGGCGATGATTGGGCAGCCTTCACGGTGTATGCGGTCGGGCGGATCGTTCGGCGCGCGACTCTCGACCAGCGGTTTTATCAGGTTCACACGGCACACACGAGCGGCGCGGCCTTCGACCCGACCAAGTTTGGAATCCTGACCGAGTTCGATCGGTATGTGGCTTACGAGCAAAGCGGCCTGGTGAAGCTGGGCGACGTGCTGGCGGTGTTGAATCGCAGCCCGGAAATTCATCGGGCTCCCATGCGGCTTTCGTGGCGGCTTTCCGCCAACGGCGTCCAGGTCTTTGACAACGTGCCGAGCTGCTGGGTCCGGTACCGGTTGCGCGCGCCGTTCCTCAAAGGAGCCAACTTCTCCGCCACGGCCGCCTATGCAGTGGACGAACAGAGCTATTTCTCCACGACGTCCGCGGCCGGCAATGTCAGGGCCAATTTCTACGATTGCATCGTGCCAACCGCCGCCGGCGAAAGCCCGGTGACCGTGCCGGCCAAATGGGCGGTCGTGTCGATTCCCTACAATTTCGCCGAGTGGCTGATCCACGCCGCCGCGGCGGACATGCTGAGCAAAGACGCCAAGGACGATTGGGCAGGGGACGAAATGAGCCTCGCGCAGGAGGCTCTCTCCCGCGAACTCGACAAACTGGAACGGCAACAGGGGCAGGAGCCGGAGTGGAACGTGCGCACACGAGAAGCGGTGTGCTGACTGACATGAACACCAAACCGAGAAGCGAAGCAGCGGGGAAAAGGGGAAGGGGTTCCTTCAGCCCGATGCCCGAGTTCGAGATTTCCCTCTGGTTGGTGATCTGCCTCCTGGCGCTGACCGGTTGCGGCATCACCTCGGACCTCTCACGCAAATCAAATCTTCAATCCACACCGGCTGCATTCACTTCAGCCTTCAGCCTTCAGCCTTCAGCCTTTGAAAATTATGGGCGCTAACTCAATTAAAACCGTCGGACAGGATGCCCAATCCGTTTCGGCTCCGGTCATTGTCGTCCTGGATGGCACGGCGCTCGCCGCCAACGAAAAGCGGTTGTGGTGGGGCATCATCAACCTGAACACCGCCGCGGTCCTCGTCAAGATGGGCGCAGGCGCTTCGGCGATCTCGTTCCATGTCCCACTCAAGGCCTGCACCGCGGCCGATGACGGGAGCGGTGGCGCCTTCTTCGACGACACCTACACCGGCATCGTGACGATCCTCGCCGCCGCCGGCTCGCCGCGTGTGAGCGTGATCGAGGCGATCAAGGAATTCTAATGCTGGCCCCGCCGTTGCAAACTCAATCCTTGAGCAGCCCGGGCGAGGCGCGGCCGAGGCTGGCGCGAGCCGCGTCGGCCGGAATATCTCCAGCGCCACCCAGTCCGTTGCTCACCGACCTGGTCGGCTATTGGAAGCTCGACGAAGCCAGCGGGACGCGCCTCGACTCGGTCGGGACCAATGATGCAGCCGTCGTTGGCAGCCCGGGCTCGGCAGCCGGCATCCTCAGCAACGCGGTGGATACTTCCCTGGGCAATTACCTCGATGCAGGCACCGTCGCGGACCTGCAAACGGGCGATATCGATTTCACCTTTGCGTTGTGGCTGTGGTTCGACCAGGTGGCCACCCCGCACGATCTTTTTGGGAAGTGGGCTGGAGGCGAACTGGAGTATTTTCTTTATTACAATGAAACCGCTCACGTTCTGCACTTCTTTGTCTCCGACGACGGGTTGAACTACAACAGCGTCGCAGGCGCCAGCCTGAATCCCATCGCGGTCAACACCTGGTATTTCGTGGTGTGCTGGCATGACGCCATCGCAAACACCCTCAATATCCAGATCAACGACGGCCCGGTGGACTCAGTCTCGTACAGCATCGGAGTGCGCGCCGGCATTGCCTCGCTGCTCTTCGGACAATCGGGATTTGGAGGATCGCACGACGGGCTCATCGACGAGGCAGGACTGTGGAAACGCCTCCTCACCGCTCCGGAGCGCACCGATCTCTATAACGCCGGCGTGGGACGAACCCATCCCTTCGCCTGATTTGATTTATGCGCCAGCCGCCCTCACAAATCCAACTGCTCCGCAGTCCCAGCGACGGCCGGGACATTCCGGTTGCCGGCGGGGTTGGATTGGGCGGCGGACCGGGCCCGGTGCCGACGTTGCCGACTTACGATTCGTTTGAAGATTACGCCAATCGGGTGGCGCTGCACGGCCTGAATGGTGGCACCGGCTGGCCGGGACCGTATGTGGACAGGCCGTCGCCCCTGGGACTTCAGGCGTATGACGACTTCGAAGGGTACGCGGACGCCACCCGGCTCAACGGACTGAACGGCGGCGCGTGGACCGCTGGCCCGTACGTGGATCGCCAGCTTTACGAAGATCCCAACGACGAAGCTGGTTCATGGGCTGACTTTGCCGTGCCGCAAAACGGCGGCACGGTTTCGGCGGGAACACGAGCCGCCGCGGTCACCTTCATCGCGGCGATCAAGGCGGCAGGGATCAGATCCAAGATTCTTCGACTGAATCTCTACGCTGGGAACAACCTTGCGGCTTGCCTGACGCCCATCATCAAGGACGCGGGCTACCCATTCTTCGAGAGGAGCGTCGGCTTCGTGGCGGGCGATTACACCGAAGCGACGGGGCTGACAGGAAATATTTCCAGCACCAAGTTCCTGGATCCCGGCATCGTGCCACTGACGAACCTTCTGGCGAATGATTATCACCTCGGGTTCTACAACCGAAGTGCCTCGGCCCAGGCAGGTCACCCGTGCGGCTGCCACAACGTGGGCGGCACGGAAATCACCCGCGTCCTGTGCAATTACTCGGGAACCGCCTACTTCGCAGCCTGGGGAACCGACCGCACGGCGGCTGACGCCGTGGGCATCGGCCTCTACATCGGAGTTCGGGACGCCACCGAGACCCGCCTTTACCGGGCCGGCACCTCGCTGGTGTCCAATGTCACGCTCGTCGGAGTAAGACCCGCGTTCCCCATCTACTTTCACGCTTTGAACCAGTTCGGGACGGCCGCCAACAGCACCGACCGCACGCTGGCCGGCTACACCATCGGCAAAGGCCTCACAGGAGCCGAAGTCACCGCCTTCACGGCGGCGTGGCAGGCGTTCCAGACTTCGCTGGCCAGACAGGTTTAATCCATGCCCTCCACGACACTCATACGAACGATCGGCGGCGTGCAGGACGAGAGGGTCGTGATGTCCAACTCGCATTGGGCGCGGCCGCACGGCGTCGCAGTCTGGAGCAAACTCCGCATCGCCTTTTGGATATCGATGCGGGATGGCGGCGCCACGCTGACCAGCTCCCCCATATTTGCGGTGGGGCTGTCCTCCGGCAGCGCGAACATCCTGGGCGACCTCGCCACGACCCACTTCGTCGGGATGAAGACGACCGGCACGACCATGCCTTACATTCCAGGGCCTCCTCCTCTCTATCAGCTCTACCCGATGGAGAGCGGCAAGATGATCGGGGCCACATGGACCGCGGCGGCAGTGTGGCTTTCGACTTCCGGATACATCATGGCCGATGCGCCCGCCGGGAATCGGTGCTGCCTCCTGATCGACATCACCAAAGGCAGTCCAAACTTCACGCTCAACGGGTACGCCCGCATCAACGGCACGGCGGGGGACATCGATGAAGCGACCTTCAAGGCCCAGTCCGAACTGAACGTGGCCACGCTGACCAACCACGCGCTGGGAAATTCCGGGACGGTGGCAGTGGATGAAGCGACCGACGGAGTTTTGGATCACATCAATGTCAGTTGGGACCGGACGACCCCGGAAATCGAAATCTCCGCGCACGGACCCTTCAAACTCGCCTAACACGAAAGGAAAACTATGAGCTTCGCCCTTGTCTATTGGATCCTGATGCTGATCTGGCTGGTCTTCGGTTTCTGGTCCACCTGGCCCGTCACGTCCAACCCGCGACCCTTCGCCGGGACGCTGCTGCTCTTCATCCTGCTCCTGTTGCTCGGCTGGAAAGTGTTCGGCGCGCCAGTGCACTCGTAATGATTCCCTGACAACTCCAAATCCAAACCATGAAAACAAAACCAAGACCCAGCCGATCCACCCCGACCCGCGCCGCCGCACCGAAGCCAGGCAACTCGACCGTCGCGAGCCTGCAGGACGACGCGGAGACCTTCAACTTCACCCTCACGACTCTGCTCGCGGAACTGAAGCTGCCGGTCGAAGACAAACCCAGGCAGATCAAGCTGGTGGAGGATCTCATCCGCCGCGGCGATGCGCTGGCGGGGAAACTGCAGAGCCTGCGCGTGCCCGTGCCGGTCGTCTAGTCGTGAAACCCAACTTGAAAAGGGGCGGAGGAGAAAAGGGGAAAGGGAGCAGGGAAATCTGCTCTCGCCCTTTCGCCTCTGCTCCTTTTCTTCTCTGCCTGCTCGTGCTGGCCGGCTGCGCCTCGACGCCAGACGGGAAGAAACCACTGTTCGTGCCCGTGGCGACCAACGAGCTGGGCCAGGTCACGTACGAGGTGAACCCCGGCATCAACAACGCGATCCGGACCGGACAGCAGATCGGGCAACAGATCCTGCCCGCGCCGTGGGGCACGGTTGTGGGAACGGTGCTCACCCTCACCACCGCCGGACTCACCTGGTTCGCCAAACGCAAGAGCGCCGAGGCCGCAGTCGTCCCGGCCCTCATCGCCGGCATCGAAGCGAGCCCCAACAATGCGGACGTGAAAACCACGATCCAGCGGATCGCCACCGCCACCGGCGTGGAGAAGAAGTTGAACAAACTCGTCAACCACAACGCCACCGTCATGGCGAAGAAGGATTTCGGGAAATAGCACATGGGCCGCTACCGACAGACCGGATTGCAAGTGCAGACGCCTCCACTCGTGGACGGGGACAAGGGCTGGCTCGGCGTCAACAATCGCCTGGACCCCGCGCAGCTCGAGCCGGGCCTGTGCTCAGGTGCGATCAATTACCGGTTCAGCCACGGCGAACCGGAATCGCGCAAGGGCATCCGCAAGCTGAACTGGATGAACCCGGCCCCGCAGCGCTTCATCCAGCCCTACGGCACGATCTACGGCACCGCCAAATTCAAAGATCCCAACGGCGTCGATTGGGACGTGGTGGCGGCCGACGGCCAGGTGTATCTCTGCCGGGAAGGACAGCCGCCCGTGACGCTGCCTTTGCCCGCCGGCATCACCATCCTCAACCCGATCACCTTCACCCAATGCTTTCACGTGATGCTCATGTTCCGCGGTCCGGGCATGCCAGAGCTCGTGATGGAACGCATCGAGGAAGGATTCAAGAACATCACCCAACAGCCCAACGCGGTGACCGGCGCGACGAGTGAAAATCCGATCGACGGCACCGAAGCAATCCCGAACGCGGACCGCGGGCTGTTCTTCCAGAACCGGGTGTTCATTCCCTACGGCCGCGACCTGGTGGCGGCCAGTGATTATCTGAATTACACGCGCTATTCGCCGATCCGCGCCGCCTTCCGCATCAACCAGGGATCGAGCGACAAGCTCGTGGCCCTGGGCCGGTTCAACGAGACCACACTGATCGCCTTCAAGGAACAGAGCGTGTATGCGATCGGCAATCTTACGGGCGATCTCTCCGGCGCAACCCTGTACGAAATCACGAGCGAGTATGGACTGAAAGCGGCGCGCAGCATCGTGGCGGTCGGCAAGGACCTCTGGTTCCTGGGTGACAAACGCGGGATCTGCTCGATCACCCTGACCGAACAAAACAAGATCCAGGGCCTCGACGTGCCCGTGAGCCAGGACGCGCAGGGAATCATCGACCGCATCAACTGGCGCTACGCCGACCAGGCCGTGGCCGCCTACTGGCAGAACCGGTTTTACCTGGCGCTGCCGATCGACGCGGCTGAAGTGGTGAAGCGATCGCTGTTGAGCGCTGGAGTGGTCTATGACGGCAGCGGCAGCTACAAGCTGAAAGTCATTCCCGGCCGGAAGTATCGCTGGATCAAAGGAGCCAACGACGGCGGCGTGGCAGAGATCCGCGGCATCACCGGTTTCTACGACGGCGCGGGACAGCGCGCCCTGCCCAACATCGTCACCGCGGCCAAGACCTACCGATGGAAACCCGGCAGCTCCACGAGCCTCGTCAACGGGACGGAAACGCTCCTGGCCAGCGGCGGACAGCAAACCTTCACGGCGCAGAGCGAAAGCGTCACCTTCACCGGCACACCGTTGGCGCTGGTCGTCGAGGATCTCGGGCAGGTGTTCCTGACCCAGTCCGGAGACATGACCAACGGAGTCTTTGGCATGGTGGAATTGTTCGGCACCGCGGCGACCCCCATCACGGCCACGTTCCAGCCGATCTTCAAAGGTGTGAACAATGCGGTGCTGATCTACGACTTCCAAAACCAGCGCTGGAGCGGCCACGACCAGAGCGAGGTGCTGCAGGTGAAGGATTGGACCATGGCCCCCGCGCACGGCCGGCCGCGATTGATCTACTTCTCGCACGACGGCTTCATGAATCTCTACGAGGAGGGCACAAACGACGAAAACATCCTGGCCGAGCAACCCGACGCCACGGAACTACGCGTCATCGCGCCGCCCGCGCCAGGCTGGTGGTTTCAGATTCAAGGAGGAACGCAGGCCGCGGCCACGCTGAGCACGGCCAACGCCGGAGCCAACTGGGGCATTGGCAACCCGGCCAACACCACCCTGGCGCGATTGAACTTCTGGGGCGCGATCGCCGGCCCGGGCGGTTGGCGCGCCGATGCCTTAACACCCTGGAGCGCGCCGGAACACGAGGTCACCCGCATCACCAAGAGCACGGTGCGCTTCCGCTACCTCCGCGGCGACCAACCAAGCCTGTACGCGACGAGCGGGGCCGATGCCGGCATCGAGCTGCTGCAGGTCGCGCAGATCTATCGCGAACCGGTCGTCTCTGAATTCATCAGCCGCGGTTACCACTTCAATATCGTGGAACCGAAATCGTTCCTGCGTCTGCTGCTGAGCCTGGCCAGCTATCATCCGAACTACACCATCGACCTGTTGCTGGATGGCGCCCATGAATCCGTGCGGATCGTCTCTTTCCGGACCCGCGACCCGCTGAAATATTTCCGGCCCCATGACAAGGCGGATTTCGTGCCCAGCAACATCAACGGGGATTACATGCCGCCCTATCGGGAGGATTACACCTGGCTCCTGCAGCCGACCGACGGCACGTTCCTCGACACAAAGATTGATCCGGATTTCTTCCAGGAGATCCCCGAACGGCTCCAGGTGTCCGGCCGGGGAAAACACGCCCGCATCAAAATCACCAACCGACAGGGCCGCATCCGCATCAAGAGCATGGCGCTTGAAGCGATCCTGGCCAGCCGGCGTTTTGGAGTACACGCATAACCAATTCTGAAGGCTGAAGGTTAAATTCTAAAATGTTTATCGTCGTCATTGCACCAGGGTACGATTTTCCGCCGGGAGTAGAGGTCGGCCTCGATGAACTGCGCGCGGCGTCGCTACCCAGCGTGACGGTCCACGGTAGTACCGCCAATCTCGATGATTTCAGTCCCACCGTGGCCACCGTGACCGGCCAGGCGCTCGTCTGGAACGCAGTGACGGGCAAGTGGGAACCGAGCGGGACGATCAAGGTGCGGCGCGGAGATCTCGGGACGATGCTGGGCGCCACAGCCAGCGTCGCCGGCGAGTCCGGCGCCGTGCCCGCTCCCGGAACAGCCAACGTCAGCCAGTTCCTGCGCGGCGACGGACAGTGGGCCACTCCCAGCGCGCTCAACCCCGGCAACGATTTGTTCAGTTACTTCAAATTCGCGTAGAAAGGAATTATGGCCACCACCCCTCAATTCAGCACCGCACCGAACATCGGAATGCAACGACTCACCGCGGCAAGCATGGCACGCGATACGATCGTGCCCGCGCCGGGCGACCTGGTCTTCACCGCGGGCGCAAACGGTTCACGGATTGATCGCGTGGATGTGATGGCCTCGGCCGCCGAAGGCGGCGCCGCGGCGGCGCGCGTGACGCGCCTCTGGTTGTTCGACGGTACCACGGCGCGCTTGTTGCGCGAACTGGAACTGCCCGCCGTGACGCCGTCAGCCACCGTGAAGGGCGCACAGCAGACGGTCTATTTCACGAACGGGCTCGTGCTCCCCGCCGGCTGGACCTTGCGCGCCACACTGAGCGTGGCCGGAGCGAATGACGCGGTGACCGTGATCGCATACGGCGGCGACTACTAGGCACTGGCGTGCCGGCCACTGCGCTGCGCGCCAACCAACCAAATGAACAACGGTCTCTTATATTTTCCGCCCGGTCCGGATCAGCTCTTGCCGGCAGCCGTGTTGGGCGCTTCACGCGGGTTGATCCTTCAGAGCCACAGCAGCACGCCGAACACGAAGCTCAACCTCACCGCGGACGAAATCATTTTGAAATCCGAAGGGGGCCTTCATCAGTTGGCTGAGGCCGTCATCGCGAGTGCGGACATCACTGTGAGCGGGATCGGGGGCCGCGATGGATTCATCGAGGCAGCCGGGACGTGGTATTACGTGTGGGCCGTGGGCAATGGCCGGGACGTGGGCACTTTGCTTTCACTCAGCACCACGACACCGGCGTTGCCGGCCGGATTCGAATTCCGCGCGCTGGTCGGCGCCGCATATAACGATGCCGGCAGCAATTTGCGCCGGATGTGGCAGGCCGATCGGCGGGCCTGGTGTGTGCCGGTGGCTGTCTTTGGCGGAGTGGGAGCCGTGGCGTATGCGGCGCTCTCGATCGCCACGGCCGTGCCCACCCTGGCGCGGACCGCGTCGGGCTCGGTCAGTCTTTCGAGAACCACAGCCGGCATCATCACGGGCACCCTCGCCGGGGATCCGAATGACCTGGGCGCCGTGGTGGTGAGTCACTACCAAAACGTCCTCGCCACTGTCGGAGGTTACTTCGAAGTGCCCTTGTGGAATCCCCAAACCTTGTACCACCGATACAACGAAATCTCCGACGTCAAGGCGATCACGATTGGCGGATACACTCTATGAACGACCTGACCGAACATCTGCCCGTGTTGCGGCCGGTCCGCGATGACAAGGATCTGGAACGTCTGGTAACGGCGGCCGCGGAGGACAATCATTTGGTGCTGGCCCCCACCTTCGTGATCGAGAAAGGCGGCGAGCTGGCCGGTTACATCGGCCTCAACTCAACCCCCACCTTCCAGGGCTGGTTTCACAGCGAGCGGATCGGACCGCGTGACAGCGCCCTCATCTTCAATCAAATCGAAAACATGTGTCGCATGAAGATGAACACGCCTGGCTGGGATCAACTCCTGTTGCTCCTGCCGACCACCAGCCCGTTCCGTGAAGTGATGGAACGGTTTGGCTATCGTCGCCTGGCCGAGGTCGGCATGTGGCTCAAAGGACTGCGATAATCATGGGCTTACTACTTGCCACGGGCGCACTCGAGAAGGACGAACCGGACGCTCCGAAACCGCGTTCGGTGTTGCAGGAGGGGAAGGACACGCTGTCCGCCTACGAGCAGCTCTTTCCCCAGGAGTTCGAAATCGAGCGGGGCTCCGCCAACCGTTACGCGGGATTGTCACAGGAACTCGTGGGCAAATACGGTCCGGACCTGACCAAGACGATCCGGGAACTCTCCGACACACCGGAGAGCAAACGGCTGTATGACGAGCTCAACACCCAGGCCTCCGAAGAGCTGGCGGCAGGATCCTCTCTCACACCCTCAATGCGGCGCGAGGCGGAACAATACACCCGCAGCGGCCAGGCGGCGCGCGGATTTGGTTTCAGTCCCAACGACCTGACACAGGAAGTCATGACCCTGGGCACCGCGGGCGAGACCTTGAAGGCCAATCGACGCCAATTCGCCCAGGGCGTGCTGAGCTTCGACCAGGCCCGCAACCAGCAGGCCAGCGGCGCCGCGTTGCAATCCGTCTTCGGCCAGGTGCCGACACCGCCGCAGGCCACACCCTTCACGCCCTACGCGGCGGACGTGGCCAACACGAATTTCAACGCGGGCTGGACGGACAAGATCTCCACGCGCAATTACAACGCGGCGGTCAATGCGGCGTTGATCGGCGCGATCGGCCAGATCGTGAGCAGCGGCGCGAGTGCCGGAGCCGGCGCGTGCTGGGTCGCGCGGGAAGTGTTCGGCGAGCGAAGCGCCCTGTGGCAGCTCTTCCAGGGATGGTTACTGATGGAGGCGCCCGCCTGGTTGCGCTGGTTGTATCTGCACTGCGGCGAGCTCTGCGCGCGATGGCTGCACGATAAACCGCGTGCCAAGACGCTCGTGCGCTGGTGGATGGCGCGCCGGATCTGGACGCACCTGCGCCACACGAAAACGGAGCTGATGCAATGAAGCCCGTGGAGAAAGCCAAACGGCTCGATGAAATGGCCCAACGGATCCGCTCGATGCTGGAATCGTTGGAGCCGCTCGACAATCTCCAGGCCCAAAGATACCTGGGCATCGTACGGTCCAGCCTGCTCCAGGCCGCCCGCAATCTGGAGCTCGCCTTCGAAACCGTGATGAACACACCGGAGCGGGTCACGGAGCGCAGCGCCACCCAAACGGATGGCAGTGAACCCGAGCACAAGAGGGACTGATGAAGAAAGGCCAAAGTCTAAATGCTAAATTCTAAAGTCAGAAACTTCAGCCTTCAGCCTTCAGCCTTCAGCCTTTGTTGAATTATGCCATTCTCACCACACGCCAATCCGGATCTCGCCGGCCAGTTCATGTACGCGGGCATCAGCCAGGCCGGCAGCGCGATCGCGGAGGGAGCGAAGGGCGCAATCGAGGGTTTTCAGAAGAAGAGCAAGGAGCGCAAAGCCTACATGGGACTGGGCGAGGCGATGGTGACCGCCGGAGAAATGAAGGAGGAGCAATGGGAAGCGCTCAAGAATTCCGACACTGACACGCTCAAAGGCACCCTCGATGGATTGAAGGCCGCCGGCGTGCTGAAGCAATTGAAGCTGCAGAACCAACTCAGCGAGCAACAGATCAACGCGCTGGAGTTCCACGTGGGAGAGCAGAAGAAAACGGCAGCCGGCCAGGCGCGCTTCAGTGAATTAATGCAAGCACGGATGACACCCCCCGAAGGTCCGACGCCGAGCGGCGAGCCCTTGACGGCCGCGGCGATCGAGCCAAACGAAATCTACGGAATGGCGGCGAAGGCACGCCTGCCGATGACCCGCGACGTGGTCGAGATGGGAGAGGCCTTCGAGCGTTACGGCCGGCCCGGTACCGTCACGCCCGTCCCGGGCCAGCCGAATCTGAACTTCGTCTGGCAGACGCCCAAGAGCGGTTCGCTCGTGCCGCCGGCGTCGAAGACAGCCAAGGTGCTGGCTCCAGCAGAGGAATGGATCGTCACCGACGACGTCGACCTGTTCAAAGAGAAGATCACGGCCATCAAGGACCCGCAAACACGCGACGCCATCCTCGCCGCGCGCCGGCAATACAACCTGGCGATCGGCAAGACGGAGGATCCGCTGGCGGCGATCATCGCGGAGCTGCTGGGCGGCAAGAAGGAGAAGACCGAAGAGGGGAAAGGAAGCAAGGGAGCCAAGGCGCCGGAGAAGAAACCCCTGTCACCGTGGGAGCGGTACAAAGATTGGGGGAAATAATCCCTATGGCCCCTGACTTCACCAGCGATTGGACGCACTCAAGCAGTTCTTACTGGCGACCGTTGAGTTGCACCTATTACGCAGCCTTCCACTGGTTCACCAAGATCATTCCGGATTTGAGAGTGCGAGTCCTTTACCCCGCCGGCACTGTCGAATTTCGGGAGCGGTTCTTCTGTCTGCGCATTCCACGCTGGTCGCGCAACCGATGGAAGGCAAAGACCTGATCTCATGAGCCAGGTGCTGGATTTCTTCCGCGCCGAGGACAAGCGCTTCGAAGCTGTATCGGATGAGCGCCTGATCCAGTTCATCTCGGACACCCAACCGGAGTTTCTCGAGGACAAGGAATTCCTCGCGCAGTACACCGACCTGCAGTCGAGCACACCGTCGCTGCAGCCGACCACTCAACTGGACCCCGCCAAGCCGGCGCCACCCTCCTACGGAGAGGAACGCGCCCTGGGAAAGGACCGGCCGTATGCTCCGGACCTCGGTGAATTTCCACTGGAGACAGCACGCCGGCAACAGCAGGAGCAGCGAGCGGAGGCGTACGAACAGTTGACCGCACGCACTCACTCCCTGCGCCAGATGGCCGGCGAAGATCCCGGGAAACTCGCGGCTGTGGATGAAGCCTACCGCCAGGAAGCCGCCAAGATGGGCGTCGCATTACTGGAGGAGAAATCGATTTTGCAGACCGCCACCAAGCCGATCGTCAGCCTGCGCAACATGCTGCCGGAACTCCCTTCGGAAATGCAGATGCCGCTTCCGACGAAACTGAAGATCGCCTACGGCGGCGTCAAAGGTCTGGCTTCCGTGGCGGACTTTTTTCTCAGTCCCCTGGGCATCGCCACGCTGGGAATCGGAGGTCTGCCGGCTGCCACGCAGAAGCTCATCGCCGGCATCTTCGCCGCGGACATGGCGCTGCACACTCCGGAGCTGGCCGCACAACTGGGCGCAGCCTTGGGCGAAGGCGATCCGGAGAAGGCCGCGGAGCTGACCACCGCCGCGGCACTCAACACGTATTTCATCGGCAAAACCGGAGGCAAAGCCCTGGAGGGAATCCAACCCAAGGCGAATGTCAGCAAGCTGATCGGCCAGGAATTGCTGGCGCAGATCAAACTGACCGAACGACCGGAAGCGAATCAGGCCGCGGTGGAACATCAAGCCGCCCTGGGCGGCCAGCCGGTCCAAGAAATGAGGTTTCCGGAAAAGGCTCCCGAGGGATCTGTGTTCCGAGTCTTCTGGCAAGATGGCAGAGCGGTGCAGCACTTCGAAACTCTCAAAGCCGCCACGGAGTTTGCAGCGAAGGAAGGAGCCGAGGCCTCGCCGGTCCAGTTGGTCACCAAAACGAAGGGGATGCGCGTGCAGGATGAGGCGCCGGCGCCGGCAACGCCGGCAGAACCGACAGCCCCAAATCCCAAAGCCAGGACCCGGCCGGAACGCCAGCCCGATATCATCGATGACATCACGGGACTCGTCGGCCGCAAACTCTCACTCTCATCGGCGCGCGAATTCCGCGAGGATTTCAAACCGGAAAAGGAACTGAAGAAACTCTTCGCGGAAGGAGGCCAGCCGCTCGACGATGCCCTCGCCCAACTCCACCAACAAGGCCTGTACCGGAACATCCAAACTGAAGACGCATTTCTGGAGGCCATACTCGATGCCGGCCGGATCCGCGGTGGCGCCAAGTCGGAAGCCAATCGCGAAGCCACCCTCCTGGAACGTGAAGAGACGGCGCTTCTCGCCTTCACCGAAGCGCTCAAACCGCAGGCCGATCCGGATATCAAACCGATGCACGCCGCCGACCTTTACGCCGGCGATGAATTCGAGATCCGCGGCCAGCCGGTCAAGGTCAAGCAAATGGTTTCCGATGAAGACACCGGCGACGTGGTGAGCGTGCTGTTGGAGGGCGGCGCAAAGTTCGGAGAGCAATGGGTGCCCGCCGATCAACTGCTGTATCCCGACGCCGGCACATTCAAGAGCAAGCCCGTGGACTTCGCGACGCCGGAACCGGAGATGCCCGACGTGTTGCGCGAAGATTCGGTGCTTGCAAATGCGTGGAACCAAGGTCACCTTAATTCTGATCCCAATGGAAGCACACGCCCCATACGACCGATTACCACCGAGCCATTGGCTGCGGAAAGCCAGGCAACTCCAAAAGCAGCAACCCCTGAATTACAACGTGGTGCCTCCAAGCCGGCCACTGATCCTGGATGGAAAGAGTCCGCCAGCCCGCCTGCTGCCAACGAGCCAACCGTCCCCGCCCGTGCGCTATCCGCAGAAGACTCTGCAAGGATAGCCAACCGCATACTCGAACGCATCGAGGAGATCGAGCAGCGCCTGAAGCTCGTGCGCCTCAATGCGCAGACGTGGAAATCCCAAGGAGACAACGGCAGCCAGCCCGGCCGATACGTGGATCTCATCTCCGAGGCGAAATACCTCGACGGCCAGCTCGATACGCTGGAAACGATCTACCAGAATTTCAAGGACAACCCGGATACTCGAGGCGGCACCGTCTATGCCTCCAAACCAAGCGCCAGTCCCGGCGGACCGCTGGGCACCGGACCGGCGCGCGCCGCGGATAATCCAAACTTCACCGTCTTCCCCGCCGAGCTGCCAGAAGCGGTGCGCCTGGCGCGCGATCTGTTGGGTGGAAAATACCCGAAGGTCCGCGAGGTATTGCGCGCGTTGAACGGCCGCGCCGCCGGCGTGTTCCGCCACAAGGACGCCACCGGCGAGGCTGAAATTGAATTGCGCAGAGACCTGTTCGACCTGCCGCCCGAAATCAAAGCCCGGCTACAGGAGGAAGCCGCGCAGTACGCCAAGGCCGCGGCTGGCCCGGGCGACGACGTGGGGAAGATCGAGCGGGAACGGTTCGCTTTTCTGTCGCACGAAGCGCTGATGGAGAATCCGGTGCTCGCGCTGAAAGTCCTTTGGCACGAGATCTGGCACCTGGTCGATTGGCTGCCGGACCATTTAGTTACCGGCCGCGGCAATCTGCTGGGCCGGATTGCCAGCCTCAAGAATTACCTGCGTGGCACCATCCCGGAAGCGCCAGGCGTTCCAGACAAGCCGATCACCCCAGGCGAGCGCGTCCGGTTGATGAAGGAGGCCGAGAAACAGATGCGGGCCGAGCTCGGTCCCATCGAGGAGACGATCAAGGGAATCCTCGTGGACGAGCCGATCTACCGGCTGTCCGGCGTCACGCCCGAAGACGTGAAGGCATTGCTGGGAATGTCCGCGCGCGAGCAGATGCCGGAGTTGTATCGCTGGTTTGCCGAGCAGCCGGCCGACATCAAGAAAGCGATCCTGAAGGCCGCGATGAAAGGGATGGTGGACGAACGCCTGGCTGCGATGGGAAAGAAGGAACAAATCGGCACCGAGCAGGTGTATCGCACCGTGCGGATGAAGACCGGGCGCGAGCCGACCTTCGAGGAGATCCGCGAACGGTTCCAGAAATTGTTCCGCGAGGAAATGCTCAAACGCCGGATGGTGGAGCTGAAACAGATCCAGTCCGAGCTCGAACCGCTCATTGCCTGGTGGCGGGGCACGGAGAAGATGGAGGATTATTTCAAGCCGCCGGCCGAGATGTATGCCGAGGCCGGCTCCATCTTCATGAACAATCCGGCCGCGATGGCTGAGCGCGCGCCCACCTACTGGAAGCTCCTGCACAATTACATGGAGCGAAAGCCGGAGGTGAAGCGGCTCTACGATGAGATCCAGGATCAAATCCGGTCCGGCACGGTGATGAAGGCGCGCGTGGAGGAATTGCGTGAGTCGTGGCGACGGGATGAGGAGCGATCGCTGAAGAAATTGGAGGAACGAGGAAAGCTCACGTCGGGCGATCTGTTAGACAACGTGATCTATCACTTCGACCGCCGCTTCGGTCCGGTCTATCGCGCCGCCAAGGGTTACAGCAGGGAAGGGGACCTGCGCAACGCGATCGGCAATTTCATTTACCGCGCAAGTGAGCACGAACTTTTTCTAGGCCGGATCAACCGTGACGTCGGTGCGCGCCTGGTGAAGGCCGGCCTGGATTGGATGGACCTGGGCGAATTCATGTTCCACAGACACGTCATCGAGAATCGGGCGGCGCTCGCCAACCCGATGGGCTGGGCGCCCAAGAACAGTCTGGAACGCCTGGCCGAGATGCGCGTGCAGTACGGCGCTGGATTCAAGACGCTCGAAGAGGCTCAGGCCCGCTTCCGTGCGCATTACGAGGAACAGGTGGTGGACCTGCTAACTCGCGCGAACATGTTCGGTCCGGAACTGACCGAAGCGATCAACGAACGGACCTTTTACGCCACGTTCGCCGCGGTCAAGGACGCACCCACGATGACGATCGAGAGGCTGCTGCAGGAGAGTTTCGGAGATGCCACCACGGCACACATTTTCCGCCAGGTCGGCAACCTCGGGGAGATCAAGAATCCCGCCACAGCCACAACGCTAAAGGCATTGAGTCTGATTTCGGCGGCGTACAAGAACATCCTCAAACGACAAACGGTGGCCATGCTGCAGGAGATGGATCCCAGCTCGATCCTGCCGGCGAAGACCCGGTGGACGGGCAAGCGCATCGAGCACGTGGTCGAAGAGACGGGCAAGGTCGGGACGGTCGTTTATCTGGACGCCGGCAAGCCGCAGGCGTTCTACGTGCGCAAGGCGATCGCCGACTCCGTCAACCAGGGGAACCCGGTGGAGAATCTGTTGTGGCTCGCGGCCGTGAAAGCCAATGCCGGACTCAAAGGCCTGTTCACCCAACTCAACTACGCGTTCTGGCCCGTGGGCTTTGTCCGCGACATGGCCGGTTGGATGATGCAAATGCCAGGCATCGCCACGCCTGTCTATTGGGCCAAGTTATTTCCGCGTGCGATGAAGGCGGCCAATGACAGCTTAAGCCAGCGGCGCCGCAATCCGGACGCCGAGGCCGCTCTGTCGCGCAAGGGAATCATCAGCCGCTCTGATCCTCGCGGCATCACGACAGCCGCGGAGAATGAGTTCGAGGCGCGCCTGGCGAGCTTCGGCATGGACCCAGCGCAGTGGGGCGCCCAGGCGGACAAGGTGAACGGGCTCGTGCGGGCCTGGAACGCCTACCGTGGATTTGGCCAGCGCTTCGAACGTGTTCACAAGATTGCCGGCATGCTCTACCTGGACCAACGGTTTCCCTCGATGCCGGAATGGAAGAAGCGCGAGATCGTTCGCGAACGGGCCGGCTCGCCAGACTTCCTGCAGCGCGGCGCTTCGAATGCCTACGTGGATTTGTTCGCGATGTTTTACAATCCGTGGAAGGAGGGCATCCGGTCGCTCGCCAAAAGCGCGAGGGAGAATCCATGGAGCTTCGGCGCGAAAGCCACCGCATTGATCGCCCTGCCGACGGTCACGCAGGCGATGGCTGCAAGCGGTTGGTTTGGGAAGGAGCTGAAAGACCTGTACGCCAGCGTGCCAGATTACGACGTCTCGAATTACCTGGTCGTGCCACTCGGCTGGGCGGATAGGAAACAGCAGAAGGTCGCGTATCTACGGCTGCCACTCTGGGAGCCCGCCCGGATCGCGCACGCCTTGCTCTGGCAAGGACTGACGAGCCGCGGCCAGGGTTACGCGAGTTACATGGGCGGCCAAGTGCCGTCGGCTAACCCGCTGATCGGCGTGGCGGCCGCGTGGTGGAATTTCGAAGTGAGCGGCAAGAATCCCTACGATGCTTTCCTGGGCCGGGAGATCCTGGATCCAAATGTCTTCGAGGCCGGCGGCTGGCGCGCGCGTCAGGACTTGATGCGGTGGACGTGGAACGAACTGGGCGGCGGGATCGTTGCGCGCTTGCGCGATCGGCCGCTGGATATTCCGGATGACACGGAGATGGAGAAGTTTTTGTCCCTGCCGATCGTCAGCAACTTCGTCGGCCGCTGGCTCAAAGTGAGCAACCGCGGAATCGCCGACGCCGACCGGAAGCTGACTGAGCCGCTACGCCAGCAGCGCGCGCAGACCCGCGTGGCAGTCCGGACGATCATCGACAAGGTGATCGGCCGCGAGGCGCTCGCCGACAGTGAGAAGATGCTGCTGCGCGATCCCTACGCCCTGGAGTACTTCCGCAACACGATCGTGGACGTCATGAAATCGCGAGCCCACCCGCTGCTCCGCCGGCTGGACAAGACCGAGAGTAAGGCCGAGAAAGCGGTGATCGTCGAGCAAGAGCTCAAGAAGCGGCAGGGGCGGTGACCCCTCGCGTGTTCCAACAGGTGGCGGCCTTTTCTATGGTTTGAAAGGGCGGCGTCCACGGGGCTATAACACAGCCCTTTTCAAGGCACATGACTCTCCAGCCTGTGTATCCAGATCGTTTGAACTGAGTCGTGGGTTGTTTCCCACAAAACGGGCAAGCTAACAAGTCCGGTTCAGCGATCGACTCTTCCGCATTCTGAATCATTGTGAGGTCCACACAACCGCAGTCGCACGAAAGACACAACGACCATTGGGAAAATAAATTGTATCCCCGCCACTACCTTCGACGCCCTCCTTGGACTGAGTATCTACAATCCTTCCGCCACCCTCCCGTTTCAAAGTTGCTGTGCGGTCCACAAGAATCGCATCAGCTCCACACTTCCGGCCAAGGTCGATGAAGCCCTGCACTGCGCTGGCCTCTTCGCGACCCTCACCGTCCACGGTGAATAGCGCGATCTCTTTGTACGGACGCGTGGGTTTCTTGCCCTGCTGATACACCACGACGGACGTCGTCGTCCTATTGGTATGCGAAAGCCTGGTGGGTGCCGACGTACCGTCCAACATGGCAATATTTGTCCGCGACGAGAACGTGCAACCAGAGAGAAGACAAGCGAGGAGCAAACCGCCGGCGAAGAAACTTCTCCAACTCATGGCGTGAGGATACAGAGAACGCGTCCGGTGGCAAGGTCAGGCAGGGTCTTAATTTGAATCCGGTTTGCTTTATCTCTTGGTAAAGCGAGTCCTTACTTCACGGAGTAGCTTATTAAAATCAGCAAAATTCCTTCTGAATTCAGCCTGTAAACGTTTGTTCTCTTTCAGCAACTTGTTGCGCTGTTTAATAAGCTCCTTGAAATCGTTCATCCCGCTCTCGCCTTCTTGATCCGAAACGCCATCCCTGCTTTGACGGCGCTCTGCGCTGAATCCACCGGGGGCCGATACCTTTGGTTTCAGATTGCTGTATTTTGTCTATTGTCAGTTAAGTTGGTGAGGCGGGACCGGTTTTCGGCGGTAAGGTTTCATCTCCATCCAAGTCCAAAGCCGACGAAGCTTGCCTGGAATAGTACCGATCCAGAACACGACGGCCAAGCAAACCGCGATCACAATACTCACCACCATCATGATCAAGCCTCCACCGGTCAAATACATCAGTGCGTTCAGCGCGGCCTCAGCAATTCCCGAGGCAAGCACCAAGATCGCGCCGGCGGTGAGAACAGAGCCAAAGACCGCACCACCCAGGAACATCCTCCAATGAACACTGCTCATGGATGCCAGAATACACAATCCGCGGCCGCGGGCAAGCTCAGAGCACTCGAAGAGAAACTTCTAAAGCGGACGTAGCACAGCTTTGCAACGGGCGTAGCTTGGAGCTAACACTGTGACGCAGACCGGCCAAATCAATCATGCTGCGTAAATGCTAGGGTTCTGCGAGGGGGCTACGGTGCATGGGGTTCAGAAGGTCGTGAGTTCAAATCTCACCGCCCCGACCACTCAATTCATTGGGAAAAACCCACAAATATCCTCAAATGGATACGGGATCTGGAAACGGGTTTGGATACGGTTTCGACTTGTTCAATGTTATTTTTACGCTGCGCAACAGCCAGCAACCTGCAGCTCGTCGTCGCAAGGCCCGGACCGAAGCTACTGCTGACGAGGAACGAGCAGGAATCAGAACATTCAAGTCTCAAACGACCGGGTCGCCCTTTCTACTGCGCCCGATGGCAGTTCAATGGCACACGTCACACGTATTACTTGCGCTCCACTCGCAAACGAGCGCGACGGGAAGCTTTGGACATTGCCAACCGGATGGTTTAAGCGACGAGACTCCACACCCATAGAACATGCCACCGGAGAAAAAACCGATCGTGATCGAATCGGACTCGAGCACTGCTTTGTCACCGCAGCCACTGATTAACTATTCATCTCGAGTGGCCCTCGGCTGCCTCGCTAGACTCATGACGATCGGAGAGCGAGTTGATCTTCAGAATTCATGTTGAGGACGCGAACCGTCGTCCTTCCGACGGCCGTCTTCCCGATAACATAGATATTGCGCCATTCAAAGTGATCGTCCCAACGTTGGTGTCTTGGATGAAACAGCTCGGTGACCAGACGAGTTTCGGGATCGATCCCCGTGAGGTTTGGGCCCTTGTGAAGATTACAATCAATGCAAGCCACAGCTAGGTTGTCGAGATCGTCGACGCCGCCATGAGTGCGAGGGACGATGTGCTCGATGTGAAGTGCGGCCAGCGGCGAATCTTCCTGTCTCAGTTGGCAATACTCGCACCGATTTCCGGCACGTTGCCGCACCCGCGCTCGGAGCGCTGGGCTCATCCTCTACAGTTTGGTCCCAGCCATTTGGCGCGCTTGCCGCTGAAGGATGGCGACGAATTTGTTCGCCCGCACGTAGCCTTCGTACTCGGCCCGTTCCTCCTCGGCGAGTTGACCTTCGGTCGATTTCGCGGCCAGATCTTCGATCCGTCTCTGAAGTTCAGGGTCCGCCCGAAACCTCAAGACGGCTTCCGTTTTGTCCGGCAGAACGATTTGCAGAACTGGGCGAACCCCCCGGTCGAACGCAGCACTTTCTGGTGTCGTTATCACAGTCGCACCATAACAAACAAAATCCCCTTCCGAAAGCGCAAAAAACCATTGCGCGCGTCAGTGAACCCGTAACCCGCCGGGACCAACGGTTCCTCCGTTCCGCTCATCGCCGACTGGCCGGCCCCTGTTTCCCTTCCGACCGTCGTCAACCCGTCCTACCGGTTCGACATGTAGCGCCCGCTAACCGATTTTCAGTGGTCATTGCGAGCTAGGACATACCAGCCGCGGCCTGGTCAAACTGGGCCTCCACCAACTCGGCTCAGGCAAGGTATAGAAACTCGATACCTTGGAAACTGTAAATCCCGGCCAATCAAAAACCGTTCATCGAAACGGTATGGCCATGAGCTTGAAAGATGGCGGAGACACCGTCTTTCTGATTGCACCAGATGGCAGCCAAAAAGACGAGTTTAGCTATCAGGGCTCCCAGGAAGGGTATTGATCACTGCCGGTCATTGAGGCATCGGAATTGGAATTCCGCGGATTTTGTAAGCGCAACCAACTGGCGCCGTAGCCGCGGATGGCTTGCGCACCTGCTGAATGATTCAATCCCCCAGTCCGCCGTCTTGCCGCAGGTGGCTGCGTGGTATCACCGGCCCGCCGGGGGTCTCCGGATAGCTCATCTCCCTTTAAGTTCGCTCATTCGCTCCATGACCCACAAATAATCTGTCCGCGGTTCGGCCGGGAAATCGCCCTTCACCGCGCCCCGGACAGCGGGGCGAACCGTTCCGTTGGGACCGGTGACCAACCAACGGTGGGTCTCCGCGTGACCGTCCGCGAATGACACGTTGGCGCCTCCATTGTGGAACGAGGCCGGCAGATTCGACCATTCGTACCGGCCAAGCCGGATCATATAGAACCCGTCGTTGATTGTGTCCGGATGTTCATCCAGGAAAAGGAACACAGCGCTGGGGCGGGCGAAGTCACTTGAGCGGAAGAATTGGCGGAAATCGCGATTGTATTCGTCCAGGAGTTTGCCCGGATTCCCCACCATGCAGTTCAGCGCATAGCTACGAAGCCGCTCTCCGTTGTCGGCGCGGACCTGGTCAGCTGGGCACTTGAAAGACCGGACAGACTTGCCGATCGCGTCTCCGAGCAGAGCTTCGGTTAGAAGGAGCGCATTGGTGTTATCAGGTTCCGCGCCCCAAGCGATTACCTGGTTCGCCCAAGTGTTGCGTTCCGCGCGCGTTTGATCAACGCCGTGGTTGTTAACACAGCGGTCCCCGTTGGCATCTCCATATACCGCCCATGCTAACGTTAGCTGCCGGGTGTTGTTGAGGCAGGCCGCCGCGCTGGCTTTCGCTTTGGCGCGGCCCAGGACGGAGAGCAACATGGCGGCCAGCAGGGCGATGATCGCGATCACCACCAGAAGCTCGACCAGAGTAAAACCCGCCTCCCGTCGAGCCCTGGCCGATCCCTTTGGCAGCCCCAGAGGCATAAATGCGATCAAATCGCCGGCTTGCGCATAGTCGAGATAAATCGGCAATCACCCGACCTCAGCGTCTGAGCCACAAAGCTGAAAGCAAGCGAGAGTTGGTGTTCAAACCGTGACTGATCGCAGCGAGTCTCCCAAAGCTTGGGCGCGAGGCTGGCTTCGCGCTTGAAGCCACTTTCGCTACTCCGCCAGCGAGCAGGCGGGGAGCATCCCCAAGGAGTGGCAGAGAAATGCGGTAGTTAATTGGAGGCGAGGGTCCGAATCGGGCATTTTCTGCCCAATTTCCAATTCCCGGCGCTACTGCAAGTAAACCTGTCCCTACTCGGCTTAACCGGTCTTAACTCGCTTACTGAAGGGTTCACTGAAGATGGGCGGCCAATTCAACATAGCGTGCCCACTCGCGTTGCGCTTCTTGGACATCGAGAATCACGGTTGATTTCATCCAGGTAAAGATGTGTCAGTGAGCCATGCCATTCTTGAATCGGTGGAGGCAGTCCGAAAATGATTACCCATCAGTTTCTATTCGGTTTCGCGTCCGCCTCGTTGAAATCCGGCAGCCGCCAGATTACGGTGGAATGGACGGATTGGCCGCTCTCTCTGGGAGAAACAAACAACGCGCTGCCGTTAGGAGCGAAGGCGATCGAATGAATCACTGACTTCATTTCGAATCGCGCCACTTCGCGCCGCGTTGCTAGTGCACTGTAACATTGACTTCTGATACACCTATCTGTCATGGTTTAGGGATGGCAATCAAGCTGAAGATGAATGCTGCGGACAAAGCCCAACTCCGAGCCAGGCTGCGCTGCCGCA